ACTGCTAAGACGACGCAAACGATTAGCAAATTTAACGAGTTCCAAGCCTTCAAGGAATGGTTCCTTTAAATAGAGTGGTTGACAATCCCAGCCTGCGAAGTAATCCTTACCGCAGCTCTCTCTGAAAGGCCCCTCACCATAACTCTTTTCAGGGTTAGGCTCGAAGCCGAACAGATTGAGCAAGCGGAGGAACGTCGCATAGGCCTCCGGAGGGACGATAACGTCATCTCCGTAGACGCCTATTTGGCTAGAACCGACGTTAGACATCTTACAGCTAAGGCTCGCAAGAGCCCAAAACAGTAAGGTCTGCAGTGGAAAGGTAAAGCCGTTCCCCATCGAGGAGAACTTGCTGAAACACTTTACACTACCGTCGAGGGTGTACTGATGACTTCGGAATGCGTCTAACATGACATACCAGTCGTCGGGCAGCAAGAGCTGCACGGCAACTCGGGATATCAAATCAGAAGCACTCTTCATGTCTACAGTACAATGGGTCTGAAAAACAGACCCTTGGTACGCGAGCTGTTGATTCCGGGTCTGATCTCGGATATCAACACCGAAGCGCTTAAGACGTTCCTGTATCACCTTGCCAAGTCCTAACTGCACGAACTGATTCATGCAGGGTTCTATGGCAATGGGACGGTCCGTCTTAGCATTCTTCGGGACGAAGGTTACCTCGCTTCCTGAAACGACTTCGAATTTGTGGGGGAAATTCTCCCACGCTTCCGAAACGCCCAGTAGGTAAGGTAGCGCCCCACGCGTAGAGTGAGGAATTCCTTGGAATTTCTCGTACGCAGAGGTCTTCGTCCCCCCGATGCGAGTAGTCGCACCGGGCCCAAAGCGGCATTTGTTAAGCGCCTCATCCCAATCGAAAGGACCCAAGACTGAAGATATTTTTCCAGTCAACCAGGTAATAATCCTGGAAAACCGCCAATCACTGTCGCTATTCAGCGATATGATTGGATCTTCAACAAAGAGGTCCGTCAACTGGTCGTTGACAACTTCACATTTGCGTTCGCAACGAAGGAACTCTTCGACTGCGACCCGTTGTGTGTCTATCCCCGTATCTAAGCCAGTGAACTTCGATAAGAAGCGAACTGCCAGATAATCGAGGAAGAAAGCCTCCTGATCCACGTACTCACGTGGGTTGAGAGACTTCCTTGCCAATTGCTCGTGCTCTCCGGAACGGAAAAGCACGGCGCATGACAAGGCCACAGGGGTATCCAACGCTTCATAGAAGCGGAGGATCACTTCAGGGGTCAGGTCACGTCGCATACGCCGTATAGGGCCAGGTCGTCCATTGGACT